CACAGGTTACGCCTGATGAAATACCCACAAATTTAATTATAAGATTATCGGCAACGAAAGTTAATGGAAGCGCTTCCGCTTCCTGGCCGCATACTTCTACTGTAGTCACAGAAGGAAAAACATGTCCAGCAGCGGAGCAGGATAACAAATGCTTAAGCTGCCGGGCGTGTTGGGATAAATCAATTCCTAATATAGCTTACGGTAAACACTAACATGGGCCCGCGTTTCGTCGACCCGGGCTCGCCAACCCACACCCACGTTTCGCGAAGCGTTCAAGCGCACAAGCTCGCAAGCATGCGAGCGCTCAAGCGTTCAAGCGCCCGAGCAAACAAGCGCGGATAGCGGTCCAGTCATCAAGCGCACAAGCTTGCGAGCGCACAAGCGCGAGTCCCGAATCGGTGACCGCGGAACTCTCATAAAGTATCGTGGAACGAGGAGCGGCTTGCTTTACTAAGATAAATGATCTCTTCGGATGAGTGATGTGAAACAGTTTTTGGTGTGGTGACAAATGAACTTTGTTCCCTTTTGCAACTTTCAACTCTATCATAAAAAATCCACAAGAATCGTGGTAGCACAATAGATCTGGAACGCCAAAAGATACCCAAGATTCTAATCTTGTGAAGTCAATGTCGGGTAAGTTTTTTTTAACTTCTTGCCAAAATTTTGCTTCTGGTTTCAACGTAGCTACACTATCTGTGAAGAGCGTATAACTTTAGACATTTTATGTTTTTGTGGTTCAGTAACTAGAACTAATCTGTGAGTTTCAAATGGACCTATTAACATGTTTTCCATTAATTTTATTTCTGTGATGTCGTGCAAATCTCCGTTTGGCATTTGAACTTGGATGCGTGCATTCTGTGCAACCTCTGACTTTGTCAAAAGTTTATCTAACACACTTGCAAATATTTTCCCGTTTATCATAACCTTTTTAAGTGGGGCCCAGTATCTGAAGGCATAATAAAACATCTTCTCGTAAGCCGACCCCAATTGACCTATACTAAAAGATACGTTATAAGTCAAGTCATGGGTTTACCAAAACAATTAACAGAGAAGCAAATGAAGTTTGCAGAACTTCTGGTTTACAATGAAGGTAGGATGACCGGAACAGAAGCTGCAAGACAAGCTGGCTATGAACCGGATAGAGCAAGAACTACAGCAGCAGAATTACGTAATGCAAATAAGTTTCCACTTGTTGCAAAATATATTGGTGAGTTGCGTGAAGAGATACAAAAGAAATATGAAGTTACATTTGAAAATCATATTACAGAACTTGCAAGATTAAGAGACGAATCTAAAGACAAAGGTGCGTGGAGCGCGGCAATCAATGCTGAAGTTGCTAGAGGTAAAGCTGCAGGTTTATATGTAGATCAAAAAATTATTAAATATGGAACTTTAGATAGTTTAACACCACAAGAATTAGAATTAAAGATGAAGCAAATATTAGAAGATCACAAAGGTTTATTAGTAGAAGCTGATTTTGAAATGGTTAAGGAACCAAACAAAGAAGAACATTTACAAGAAGATAATAATACACAGCCAAAAGAAGTTCTGTAAATACAACTAGAGATACTCGATTTTCTTAATAACTCCGATAGGATAAATGTTTCTGTCGCCATAACTTATAATTTCTCCGTTTTCTATTTCATAAGAAGCAAAGGTAGTAATAGTATTATCATCTTTATGGAATAGATGTCCTTCACTTACACAAGTACTGCATTTCATTTCTTGGAACTCATCTTCATCCGCCCAGCTTGTGTCGCCAAGTATATCAATCCAATGAACTCTAACTCTAGGATATTTACTAATGCTCATTCTACATAAGTAGAGTTTTTACCCCCCTAATGCAAATTAAATTTGAAAAAAGGGGTCGCGTAGCGGAGTACAACCAGCAGCCAATACCAACAGTTCTAGGACACCGTGGCGTTTCGTTGATACAAGCGCCTCCAGAAGTGTTGTGCGCCAACAGTTTTTTTCGGTGGCGGAAGCAAAAATCGTTTACTATGGATACACCTATCCACTTCTAGACGATTTCCGCCACGAGAACCACCCGCCACGACCCACGAAAATATTTTATTTTATTTTCGTACCCCTAAAATCTCCCTTATGCGTGGCGGAGTAATAAAAAAGCTATATAAATCAACGATCCACGTTCCGCGCACCAATTTCTCCTTGTCATGCCATAATGATCTGATATTAGCGGCTCGCGGATAGGGGGTAATTGCGCATGGCTAAAAAGAAACTAACAATCGACGATATATTAGAGAACTTAAGAGCTCAAATAGATCTACTAGAAGATAAAATAAACGATATCGAACAGTGTGAATGTAATTCAGACGAGGATATCGATGAGGATGAAGACGAGGACGAAGAAGAATAAGCAATTGGTGTGGGGCCTAAAAACCCCATACTAAAAACCCATATCAGTTATTTCCTTATAAGTTCTTTTCAATAGTTGTGGGTATTCAGGATTAGTAGAATAGTTGTATAACATGTTAAAATATCGGTTTACATCATGAACACGTATTTTAGATTGTAGTTCACGTTCATTCCTAAATGATTTGTAGAAATCTTTAGTGTTAAGCAAATTCATATAGTATTCAATAGATTGGCATTTAGATTGAAATTTAGCTACTCTAAACTTCGCATTTGGGTTACCTGCAGGGGTCATCCCAGTATGTAAATTTTTAAACTGATATATACCCATTAAGTTGTTTCCTTCTTTAGCGTATCTAGACCTACCATAATTAGATTCTAATGCCGCCTGTGTGAGTAGTAATTTTCTAGGTATTCTTTCTTCTTTTTTATATTTCTTATCTAAATAGTCAGCGCATTTATTGACGGATTGAATGAATTCTTTGTTATTAGAATAGCCAAAGGCGGGTTCTGAAAATACCACAAAGAGAATAATAACAGCCCAAAGAAGAGCTATTGATCCATACAGTACATAATGTTTTAAATTATTCACGTGTCCTCCTGCGATGTAAGTTAATTTTATAAACTTATCTGTTTTAGATAAGGTGCAGTCCTATAGCTGCTCATTGGTTATATCCTTTCATTGTGTTCATTTTTTAGGTTTTGTCAACCCCAGTTAACTTGTTGATTTTGTTATAGTATTCATCAAGTCTACGTAAAAATCTGTGCTTATAATTTTTTACTTCATGATCTCTAATAACAAACTCTTGATAAAGATTGTTAGGATCACACATCATGATAACACATTTTTTAATTGTAGTTCCATAGACACAGTCATGGGCCATTGCGTAAGCTGCAATCTGTACAAAATAATCCTCGATCCACTCTCGTTTTTTAGGTTTATTGGTTTGTTTAAAGTCAATAATACTGTCGCATCCAACGTGTTGTGCTACTAGATCTGTAGTGCCTGCATATAGGTCTGGATAATATAAGGTAGCTTCTATGCCATAATATTCGGTGATTTTATTAGCTAATCCTTTGTCTATGATGGTTTGTGCCATAGTATGAGCATTGCGTCCTACATCAGTTAAATCTAAATGGTATTGCCCTGTCAAATAACTTTCTATAATTCTGTGCATGGCAGTTCCACGAGTTGCAGAACTATCCACGATCCGCGTCGCTTCATCCGCGCCCACTCGTAATCTCCACGCGGCCAGTGCTTGCATCTTCTCCGGTGGCTGTGTAGCTGATAGAATAGTTGTAACCGATGGAAGTTTTGCTTCACCAAGATTATATAGTCGATGACCATCCACAGAAGATCGTGTTGATTTAGGATAGATAAATTTAGGATTGTGTTTCATATAAATACTCTAACAATGTAAGATAATATAATCATTCCAATAATAAAATTTCTAATCTCCGTCAGCGTAATATATCTTAATGCCCATCGATTTTTGCCTTTTCGATACAGAACGATTAATTGTATCTCCTCGTTTACAATTATAACTTTGGGTCTTACGACGAGATACGGACTTAACATCAAGTAAAGTGGCTTTCCCTTTTTTGTCAACCACGACGATATCAAACGGACATTGTGGATCAATTGATCTAGCAACATGATAACCTCTCCTTAAAAAATCTTTCACAGCAATTAATTCTGAACATACACCTTTTATTGATCTACTTATCATTAATGTAATGTTTTATGATTGTATGGTTCTATATTTTCAGATTGTTTTAAAACTGTTTCTATAACTTCTTTAAACTCACCTGGATATTTAAACACAGTTTTATATAATCTTAAAGATTGAGCCATCATTGTAGATGCTACCATCTGTGGTTCATTAGTTCTTAAAACTAATTCAACCATTTTATCAAATAGTTCTCCGTAGATTATTTCAAGCTCTAACTCTTTGCTTTTTTTTGTTTTTTTCATTACATTCTTTTTTTAGTCTTTTATTTTCTTTCTTTAAACGATCTATAATTTCGTCCAAATCATTAGGACCACGTTTCATTATTTGTACCATTTAAAAACTTGTATAATTACAACTATGATAATAATTATAAGTATTACTTGTACAATTAGATTCATTTTCTATTCAAGTACATTAAATAAACTATAATGCACATCACAACAATGGCTGTGATTTCTGCATACACTATATTTACAATTGTTTGAGTCATCTTGCTTTCTCATACAAAACTTTAAATATACGTTTCTTTTTGATTGGGCACCAATAACCATAGTAGCCGGATATTTTTCTTTTCATACTGTTAACCCCACATCATCAATGTTCTCCAACATTTCTTCTTCTGTAAATGCTATTTCACCTTGTGATTTACAGTTCTTACATTGATATACTTCTCCGTAACAATCTTTACGAAACCCATTACCACGACAATCATGACAAATAACTTTATGTGTTCTATTTTCCGTGTCCATTTGTTCTTTCTCCTCTGTTTTCTTTATAGAACTTAATTAACTTGTTAATCATTTTAGATCTAGTTCTGCTAGTTTTTTCTGCAATTAGACCAAGGTCTTTCCAATCTGTTATTGAAACAGATAGGGACTTATATTTAGCTGTATCAGCCATTTTATTCTCCTCCTGATAAATTATTATTATTTAATTTTTCAACAGCTTTAGCCATTCTAAATAAAGTTGAATCTATTTCTGATAACTCAACCCTTATTTCTTCTACTGTTTGATGCATTGTTTTAGATTCTAATCCACCTTGAAAACAATGTCTTAAATTATCAATTGCTTCTACTAATGGTTCTAAACAATCTATTAGTTCTTCTTGTGTCATTTTCTCTCCTTTTGTTTGTTTTATTATGCTTTCTTGCATATGGATATGGGAAGATATATTATAAAATCAAGTGTTGCAAGATATTTATTTTTGATGTATTGTGGACATCTCTTCTCACACCTTTTGTTTGCTCGTCCTAGTTTACTAGGGCGGGCATTCATTATCTTCTTCCCTGACCGTTATATTCTTTTCTATCGTTACGTTTATTGGGGCTTTTTGAATGACGTCCTGGACGTTTCTTATTGGATTGATTTATAAATTGACCATTACCTACGCTTACTTTACGTGCCATTATTTTATTTCCGTCATTAAACCTAATCTTTTACTATGAGTCATTGGAATATATTTAATAACTCCATTAACATATTGTTCTATTTCTTCTCCACACATAGAACATCTATAGAAATCTTTATATAAAAACAACAGCGGAGACAATAAATGACAATAAGGACATATACCATGCTCTATTCTTGCATGTAATTTTAAGGATGTTTTAAGTTTTTTTAATTTTTTTGGCATCTATTTGATAGAACATATCATCGGTATCTTCTAACTGCCAACCTTTATTTTCGACATTCCATTCCGTAGTTGTAACCTTATAGTCTGGCCAATGTGTAGAAGTAGTAAAACTACCAATGTTCCACAAAATACGATTATTAGGTTGAGCTGCATAATTACCGTTATCAAGAGCCAAAATATGTGCGCACTTATGTTGATCAGGAATTTCGGAATGTTCAGTATCCAAGATATTAGGTTCTGGATGGGCCCAATCAATTGTAAATAAATATTCACCATGTATAAATTTTTTATCTTTACCTAAATATTTACAACGTTGTCCTATTAAAAAATCAAAAGTAGTAACAGAAGGATAATAACTAAATGAATTCCATAGCTCAAGATCTTCGAGATCTGGAGATTCCATTTTTCCCTGATGCATAGTACCGCTGTTTCTTCCTTGAAGAAAAGCACTGATAGGAAGCCGCCAGTATATTGCACCATTCGTAAGTAAAGCATGAAATAAGATTGCACGCCCTGGAATGCTTGCAATAGCAAAGACCACACAATCTTCAGTTTCGCCATGATGTTTTCGTAAGTCATATAAATATTCTCTCCTTATTTTACAGTATATGGGTGGTATGTTAGCATTTAAATAAGACATTGTATATTATTTAATATCACCCCAATTATTTCCTGATTCATAATCTACCTTATTTGGTATTTCTAATTTAACTGCTGATTCCATAATTTCTATTATTTTACTTGCATGTTCTGGCGACTCAACTGATATATCAACTTCATCATGTATTTGTATGTGAGGTACAATACCATTTTCATGTAAATGTATTAAAGACATTTTTGTCATATCTGCTGCTGATCCTTGTATTAATCTATTTAATGCTCTGTAAGTGAAAGCTCTTTTAATACCAAACGTATATTCTTTTTGTGCATCTTCTAATTTTTTAGGCGTGCCTGTATTAAATGTTAAAGGTTCCCACATATCAAAATGACAAATTCTTCCTTTTAAAGTTCTAATTATTCCAGATCGTTCTGCTTTGTTTGTAGTATTTTTCATTAATTGTTTTATGAAAGGTGCTTTAGAATGATACTGCGCAATTAATTTTTCTGCAGATTCTTTCATTAAACCTAATTCAGTCATTAATTTATTTTTACCCATGCCGTACATTAATCCAAGATTAATTGTCTTTGCTTGATTTCTAGATATACCAGCCATCTTTGCGACTGCTGCATGAAAGTCTGCTTCACCACTAATGTAAGCGTTAGCAATCTCATCAATACCATCTAACTTTTGTAGTTTAGCATAATGAACTAATATTCTTGGTTCTTGTTGTGAATAGTCAAACACTCCCCATTTACAATTTTCTTCTGGAATAAATATAGATCTAATTAATGGACCTAACTCTTTGTGTCTTACCGGAATCTGTTGTAAGTTTGGATTAGACATTGAGAATCTTCCAGTCACCGTTCCACCTTGATCAGATCTAATTTGATTTATATCTGCATGTATTCTTCCTTTGTGAGAATGTTTTGTGATTGTATCTATAAAAGTTGTGTGTGCTTTATTTATCTCTCTTGCATTTGCAATTGATTGTGCAAGTTCATGTGGGTGATTTGCTAAAAAGTTTCTTGTAAAACTTGGAGCTCCTGTTTTTTCTGTTTTATCATAAGGAAGTTTAAGTGCATCAAATGCTTTTGCAATAGACGCTGCCGCCCATAACTCTACATCAATATTGGTTAACTCCTTGATTTTAAACAATAATTTCTTTTCTTCTTCTATTAATCTTTGTTTAATTTTCTCTGCTTTTTCTACATCAACTCTTACTCCTTTAAATCTCATATCTACAAGACAAGGAAATAATTTTGTTTCCATATCAAATATATCTACAAGATCTTGTTTATTAATTTCTATTTTCATTTCATGCCAAAGTTTTAAAGTAGACTCTGCATCTCTTTCTGCATACTGGCCAACAAACATAGATGGAAGTTTCCATAAATCTTTTTTAGGATTGATTCCATATTCTTTTGCTGCTGCTTGTAATACTGCTTCATCTTTACCAATGCCTGCATATTCTTTTGCAAGTGTATCAAGACGATAACTTAATCTATTTTCATCAACGAGTGATGCTGCAATCATAGTATCTCTAATATTTTTTGGTAAAGTAAGTCCTGTTGACCTTAACCAAGATACGTCATACATCGCGTTATGAAATATAAATGTAGCATCTTGTTTAAATAAATCTTGTAACCAATTTAAAACTAATTTTTTATCCATGTTACCACCACCTTGATGATCTATTGGATAATATGCTGACCAACCTTCTACTGCCACAGCAACTCCTACAATTTTACCACGACCAACCACGTTCCCCGATCCTAGTTCCGTTAGTTCCGGATCACAGGTCTCTAAATCCACTGCTATTTCTTTATGACCACGTAGATCTTTTAATTCTTCCGGGACCACCCATTCTGTTTGTGGTGTAAATAAAACTTGTTGAAACGTTCTCACTTATAATCTCTTTCTAATATCATTTCTAAATAATGAATTGCTTTTAATATATCTTCCTTCTTACCTTTTAATTTGTGTCTACAAATGTATTTAATGGCATTGCCTTCAGCAAAAGGTAAATTGTTATCGTTAATAAAAACAGAGGGCTGTATTTTCATTTTTCTATAATGCTTGCCACCTATTTGTCTAAAAAATACTTTATTGCTCATATAATATATGCTTTGTTAAAATCTCTTGGGTCTACAATGTGAAGTTCTTTTTTAGCTCTAGTACAAGCTGTGTAATACAATCTATGTAAATCATCTGGATCATCTTCGCTTTGTCTTACAGCGGCAGCAGTTAGATCAGTTAGAATACAAATGTTATCTTGTTCACCACCTTTGAATGAGTGAATTGTAGACAAAACAATTCTAGGGGTCTTGTTTATCTTCTCACCATTAGCTCTCATATTACGAATATAATTTTCTGTAATTGTATCAACACCTTCAAATGATTCATACCATACTTTATTAGTAAGTAAACCATGATTTTGCATACAGTCGTTTATTAAATATTTTTCTTCTGCTTTTAATGTTTTAGCATCTCTGTATCCAGGAGTTACATTGGCCCCTAAATATTTATAAATGTTTTTTATTTGAAGATAATTTAATGGTGTGTTGTTTCTAAAGTCTTCCCAATTACTTAATGCAAGTAATAAATCTAATGATATAGAATTAATTCCTTTGTATTGATAATACCATCCTTGTAATTCACATAATTCTTTGACATCATTTAAAAAATGATTTGCTGTTGCAAGAACTGTCCAATTTCCTTTAGACATATCTACTTGAGTAATATCAGTATAATACCTTAATAAACCTGTTTCTTGTTTTGGTTTATAATCTTTTTCATATCTATTCTTAACTCTTGATATAATTCTTTGTGATAATTCATGTATAGGACCACCAGGAATACGATAAGATTGATTAAGCGTCCTGATCTCATCCACTTCATTCTTTAGCGCTATAAAGTGATCTACGTCGGCCCCAGCCCACTTAAAAATGGCTTGGTCATCATCACCTGCAATATAAGTTTTTTCTGCGTTTTTCCATATAGATTTGATTAATCTCCATTGTAAATAGGATAGATCTTGCGCTTCATCTATAAATAATACTTTAAACTTTGGAGCTAAATCTTGTTCTATAAAATCATCTAATAAATCTGTAAAATCTTTTAATCCTTTTTCTTTTTTATATCTCTTTAGTTCTTGGTCTATTAAATACAAAGTGTTTCTTTCTACATCTAATAAATTTTTTCTTGAATCATAACACTCAAGAAGATCCATACCTTTGACTCTTGCTGTATTAATAATAGTTAAGTATTCATTGTCAGAATTAAATATACCATCTTCTTCTGAATAGGATGCAGTCTTAATAGGTATATTACATTTAACTCCAAATTCTCTGTAATCTTCTGGACTCATCATTCTATCTCTAGTCATATTTAATAATTTAAAACATAATGAATGAATGGTTCTAAAATAAATTAAATCATGTTCAGGACTTAATTCAAATTTTTGTGCAGCTCTTGTTGCTGCTTCCGTTGCAGCTTTCTTACTAAAAGAAAAATAACCTATTTCTCTTGGTTTAATTCCTTGCTTGATAAACTCATCAACCAAGTTTAATAGTGTTGTAGTCTTTCCTGTTCCAGGTGGTCCTAATATTATTGTTTTCATTAGAAATGTTCTTCATGATATTTAACTTGTGATATAGATGCATCAATCTTCTTCATGGTTTTAATTTTAACTAACCTGGGTTCTTGACCTTTTATACTCTTCCTAGTTTCTTCTACAAAAATATCTTTAAGTTGTTTAATTAAATTACCTGTCTTTGCCTTGTCCATCTCCCAATGATTCTTTTTACAAAAATTATAAAAGTCTTCCATTCTGAAATATGTAAATTCTCTTTTATCATCTGTGTATGGAAGTTTATTAAGTATATCATCCATAGTTCTTGCGTTCTGTCTATTCGTAGTCCAATCTTGTAGTAAAGATATAATTTGATTTAATGGATCTAATGATTCTAAAGGTTCAATAGTTTCCATTTTATTTATTAATGGTTTTAAATAATATTCTCTCCAATCTTTATCTTTTAGTTTTGGTATAACAAGATCTGCTTTCTCAAGTATAGCAATAGAGAACATAACTGGATTTGCTAAATGTTCTGTTTTTAATTCTATTCTTTTTTCTTCTTCTCCTTCACCTACATTTAAAAAATACTGTGGTGGATTAGAATTATATTTCATTAAATTATTTAACAAAGGCATAGCATCTTCTTCAGTACCAACACCAAATTTTTTAGTTCTACATAATGATGCATTACAAACATCTACAATAGGTGGAAGTTTACATCTGTATTTGTCGTAACCTTTTTTACCAATAGATTTTAATAACTGTTGTACTTCACTATTACTTAATGGCTTTGTCATGTATTTAAGATTAGCTTCGACGACTTTATCTTGCCAAGTATCAGGATCTGATTGTTTAAAATATATGGCAATATTAAACAATGCATTATTCCTAGATCCTTCGCTAAAGCCATCGCGAGCTAATCTATTTAAACATGGAGGCCCATCTTTAAATGCTTCTTCTATCTTTTCTTCTTTGATTTCAATTTTCTCAACTTCTTCCCTGCTGCGCGCATAAATATCATAGAGCTTATAAAATTCCTCAAGTGACAAAGCGGCGCCATTATCGTCGAACGCATATCGTAGTCCTTTCGTTTGGTTATGGTAGGGAAGATTTAAAAAATTACCTGTGTCCCCACGTTCCACAAGTATTTCAGTTTGTTTAGGAAATATTTCAACACCTGAATATCCTAATGCATCTGAAATTTTTTTAAGTGTAGACTGCATTAACGATGCAGATATAAATTCTTTTGTAAATAAAAATACGTGTGCTCCACCAGATTTTGATCTGAAGACTATAAGTGGAAGTTTTAAACTTCTTATTTTTTGTATTAAATTCTTGTGTTCAAGATTATACTGATCAATATCAATACAACCCCACTTACAATTATTAGATTCATTAATGGGAATGATACCCAAAGCAGGATCAACACCATTAAGATGGTCTTCCCAAAGGTTATCCGTGACCGGTTTTCTAACAATGAATGCTTTTCCTTTTTGTTTTCCATTTTCTCCACGTTCGCCTTTTTGATACTGTCCATATGCTGTTTGAAACCCAGCAAATATTTCCTTAAATTTTTCTTTCATAACCTACCATATTTGTGGGGCCCGTATTACCGAGCCCCGTTTCTTAATTAACCTAGAACGGCACGTTCTCGATTATCTTCTCTTCTACATCAGCTCTTGTTTGCACCGATCCTTTTTTTACGTCACCAGAAAAACCTTTTGCACTCAAGTACAAAGATTTATCTTTGGTTTCTAAAATTCGATCTTGTGTTACTACCCAACCATACCAACTACCTTTATCATTTTTTTGTAAGTTAGATGATAAGTTGTATACAACACCATGCATTGGAGGAACTGCAAATCCGCCTTTACCGTCAGAGATCTGAACAGTTTTCATCATTGCGTTCCACTTCTTGCTTACATTTAGCTGCGTTGACTTCATGGTAATTAAAGCTGGAGTATAACCACCCGCTTTAGTTCCTACCATTACATAGTAAGAAGCAGTCTCCTCTAAATAGTTACCGTTAGGTAATCTAATTTTAGATCCTTCTCTCTTACCTGTAGCTATCACTGGACTGTTAGGTGAGTGGAGTGCAATCGGAGCTGCAGATCCTTCTCCTCTTTCAGACCATTCTGGATAGTCTTTCTTATAGTAACAAGGAATAACTTTAATTCCTATTTTACCATCGTACAGTTCATTCGTAACTGTATTGTATATGTTACCTGGTTTAGCACCTGTAACATATTTAGAATCACCTTCAGTTACCTGTGGTGATAATTGACCAAGTATTCTTATGAAAGGTAACGCAAGATCATTCTGCGTCATGTTTTCAAAACCTTTGTCTAGATCATCTCCAAACAAAGCTACTGAACCATTAGTCAATGGTTTTTGTACCATCGCTTCATTAGCCATTATTCATTCTCCATTATTTTCGGGTTATTTTAGTTGTGTCTTTAATCCAAGTACTAAAGACTTCAGAAGGCATGTCGAGCCCGGACTCGACACGCTCCTGAAATAGGGCTGTCAAAGTATTCCAAGCCACATCAGATTTCTGATTTGGTTCAAAACCATTTGACGCCGCAAGGTCCAACAATTGTTGTGCCTTGTCATCTTCGCCACGACCGAACGTTACAGAGACATTGTTTTTAATAATATCTCCAAGTCCGTTCTCACGAAGCCAGTTATACGCTGATTGTCTTCTCTCATCCTCTTTAGGGAGAGTACATCTGTATTCTCTTTTTACAGTTACAGATGATCCATCAGCAAGTTTTAAAGAGCTCAAACCTTGTTCTGCAAGCAGTTCAGGTATCACTCTAGAACTAATATCGTCAGCCATCTTTTTTAAATTACTTACATGTTCTTCAGCACGATCAATATCATCTTGTAAAGCTTTTAGCTTATGACATTGGTCTGCTATTGTTGTTACTTCTACATTATCTAGAAGATCCGTAGAATCATCTAGCATCATTTGTTTTACATCGTCACTCATTTTTATCCTTTCTGATAAAGATCGAATTCTATTGGATAGTATTTAAACTCTCTACGATCCCATTTCAAGAGATTAAATTGGCCATTGGTCATGTCACTTGCTATAGCACAGGAAATACCAATGACCGCCGGATCTCCTGTAAGCAATATATAATCTTGCTTCGTAAAATCTTTCAAGTTCTTTCGCATCTTAAAAACGAAAGGTGCTGCATTAAATGCAACTTGATCAAAGTAGGCAAGACATATAACTAAATATCCAAAATTAGAAGCGCTTAATATATTTATGTTAGCTGGTGGATGTTGTAATACATACACGAAATTTTCTTTAGGATT